ACAGGCTTGACCGTTGGATGCAGTGCCAACTCCTGCAGCCCTCCCGCGCGCAGCGCGTGGACATTCGCATAGTCCCAAACATTTGTCCGATGGCGACCGTGCTGGCCGAGCTCGAAATTATTGCTGTGTGCTGCCGTCCCGCACTTCCACACGAACACCAGCTCATGCTTGCAGCGGTAGAACGACCCCATCCCGGCATGGGTCTTATTCCAGACGCAGAGGTTCTTGAGCTCGCTGTAGACCTTGCGGCCGGCAGCGAGCATCTCCCACATGTGCCGCCAACCCATGCAGATCTGATGGATCGCCCCATCGACGCTGTTCTCTGCGAGTCTTTGAAACACCTTTTCCAGAAAAGCGATGAATTCGGCCTCGTTCATCTCGCCGCAGCCCATGGCGAAATCGCGATGACGGATGCGACCGAGGCCGGAGACATTGCCATCGATCGTGACGTTGTATGGTGGGTCGGTGAACACAAATGCCGCCTTGGCGCCTTCCAGCAGGCACTCGTAGGCGCCCTGATCGCGAGCATCTGCGCACAGCAAACGGTGGTTCCCCACCAGCCACAGGTCTCCGCTCTGGCTGACGACCGAGCCCGAGGGATATTGCGGGACATCATCTTCCGGCCCACTTGATGAGCCCTTCGCCTCGCCAGCTTCCTCCAGGATGAGATCGATTTCTGGCATCTCAAACCCGGTTAATTCGATCTCGACATTGAGGTTGATCAGCCCTTGCAACTCGATCGCCAGAATGTCCCTGTCCCACCCGGCCTTCTCCGCGAGTTTATTGTCGGCCAGGATGTAGGCACGCTTGTCGGCCTCGCTCAGGTGCGAGAGCCGGCAGGTGGGCACCGCGTCGATGCCGAGCAGCTTGGCAGCTTCCACGCGGCCGTGGCCGGCGATGATCTGCTTCGTATCGTCGATCAAGACCGGATTACAGAATCCGAACTTGTTGATGCTGTTGGCGATCTGCCGAATCTGCTTCTTCGAGTGCGTGCGGGCATTGTTTGGGTATGGCCGCAACTCGCGGACAGGCGTATAATTGATTTTCATCGCAAATTCCTCGATTTCAGTAAGTTGGGACGCGACTCCACGTCACCCTGTTGGCCCACGTGCGACGACCCCAAGCGAGGCCTTGGGTGAGGGCATCGACCTGATCGTCATAGCGCCCAGGAAACGCCAATAGCTCCGCGATCAATTCTTCAAGCCAGGGGGCTTGCCGGGGAAACCGAACCGAGCCACCCGCGAACAGGTCGATTTGCGCAATGAGGCGAGCCCGCTTATCGGTATCCGGCTTGTAGCGCGTGACATTGATCGACTGCTCGCGCAGACTCTGGATCAGACCTTTGCTGATCGGAGACTCCTCGATGAGAAGCGTGGCGGAGCCATAGCGCTGCTTCACCTGCATCACTTTCCGCTTGAGCGCGTCAAATCGAAACCGGCCGCGGACCACCTCAAGAACGTAAAAGACTTCTCCACGGCGCAATAAAACAACACAAGCGGAGTAATCACCGGGTTCGGTCTCGCTCAGCGCGATGTCCCAGCTCATGATAACGCTGTCTTCGCGCTGATACTGGATATGGTCATAGGTCGTCGTCAGCCACTTTCGCTTGATGATTCTGCCGCCAGGCGGAATGGGGCTCTGCTGGTACTGTGCGGAAAAAGCGATAGGCCCCATGTTGCGCTTGAGCTCCTTCAGCACATCGACTGGCTCATGCTCGGGGTGCAGGAGCTCATCCTTGTGCCGGGTGTAGGTGCGGCCGTCACCGAGATCGAAGGTCTCGGTTTGCTGTGCGATTGCTGGGAGGTTCAAGACGTCGAAGTCGCGTTGTGCGAGCAGGTAGCCGACCAGGTCATCCTCGTGCACCCGCTGCATGACCACAACGATCCGCGTCTTGGGCTTGTCGTCGCCGCGCGAAAGCAGGGTTGAGCGGTACCACTCGATCACCCGAGCTCTCACCGATTCCGACATGGCATCGCCAGGCTTTATCGGGTCGTCAATGATGATCAAATTGCCGCCAAATCCGGTAATTGTGCCCTCAATGGAGGTAGCAATCCGCTTGCCCCGCTTCGTGGTCGTGATCTCGCGGTCGGTATCGCGGTCAAGCCGCATGAGCGGGAAGGTAGCTTGATAAATCGGATCCCTAACCAGCCGGCGGAAGTCGTTCGCATGATAGCGCGCGAGAAGTTCCGAATAGGAAACAACAAGCACGCGTTCCCATGGATAGTGCCCGAGGAACCAAGCGGGTAAAGCCACCGAGCTGTACAGCGATTTCAGGTTTCGCGGCGGCACCGTGATAATAAGTCGACGATTCTTGCCGCTGGCCACCTGCGAGAGCTTTTCAGCCATGACCTCAAGATGCCAGTTCGGCTTCAAGACGACCCCCGGCCGAACCACGCCAAAGGCAAATTGGCTGAATGCGTTGAAATCCTGCGCCAGCAGCGCGTGGAAGACCACGCGATCTGGATGCACCAGGCGACCAGCATCGGTATTGTTAGGGAGTACTGAGAGTACCGGCCTCGGTGAAAGGGGGGCTGGTGTCGAAGCTGATGCGCTGCCTTCGCCCGAATTCAATTGCGCGGCAACACTGCCATTGGCTGCGGGTGCAAGAGTCAAATTGTTGTGTGCAGGAAGCTCCGGCGCATTTGGATCGTTGGCGTATGCCGACGCCTCGGCGTTACTCATGCCGAAAGCCAGAGCTGCCTTGTGACGCTTACGAATACGCATCACGGTGTCTTCATCTTCAACCGCGGAGTTATGGTTTTCGGGCATCAACTTTTCCAAATACGTGTGCACCATTCACAATCGTGCCAATGTCCACTACGCCCTTCATGGCGCGCCTATTCTGGATCCTCGGTGTCATCAGCCAGCAGCTCCGGAGGAGCAAGAACCTTGGACGACCCGGAAGGCACCGGCATCTGCATTCGGCGTGCGACGTAGCCGTCGAGGATCGCCTGATGATCTGCGGCGAGCGCTTCCTCAACTGCCTGGCGATGGCTTGCCATCAAATCGATCCCAAGCTTCTCAGCGTAGGCGATGACGTCGCGCCGAGCGTGACGATCACCCTTGGCGTACTGGGCGACCAATTGCTTGATGCCAGCCTCTGCCATCGTGAGGGTCCGCTCTTTGTCGCCCTGCTTGAGCGTGACCTTTTCGCTCAGCGCCTGCTTAAACAGGCGTTTGAGGTCAGGTAAGAACGACTCCGCCTTCCGCTTGGCGCCCTTCGGATTCCCGCTCTGGCCCGGCTTGAACTGGTGTTCCTTCGGGGGGCGACCGGGGCCGACCTTGTACTCCCCGTCGGACGCATTTGCCGAAGTCATCCGACGCTTCGAACCTTTTCGCCCATTGTTTCCATTCGATGGTGGATTGGAATTCATAGTGAAATCCTCTCGCAAGAACGATGTTGGTGGTGCCGCCAGCGAAACGCGTGCTCGCTGCGCGGTTGGAACAAAATCTGACGCTCTGGTCAGAGGTGGATTGTGATCGACAGCTCAACGACAGCGGGGGCCTGAAATCGGGCCAGCGTCTGCAATGTGCCGAATCAACTTAATTATTTTCCGAGTGCCGCTCGATCGCAACCAACCGCGATCCTTTATCCCCAGGTCGCAGGAGAGCCTAGGGGCTATCGATTTGAATCGACTGCCATTTTTTTTATTTTTCCCATGTAAATTTTGAGTTGACAAAATCACCGTATACCGATTGCAGGCCAATCGGCAGGCACGTTCAGCATTAAAAACAGTACCAACCCAGCTTCGATTCGCTTGGCGACGCCGTCCGCGGCGAAGACCAAAATGCCCCGAAGGGAAGGTTTTCTTCGGCATAGTGCACAAGCGAATGTAGCATCTTCTTCATTTGGTTTTGTCGTTTGCATGTTGCCGGAACCGATATGCGGACCGGCCGCGCGTGAACACGCGTTCGAAAGTGGGATTGGGAGCGATCGACCGATCTCTCTTCGGCGCAGCAAAGGCTACCCTGCTCGACAAGACGGCCTTCCCTGCTCCTCCCTGCTTTGTGAAGTGGGGAGAAGACATCCAACCTATTGAGATCTGGTGCCTTTTAGCTAGCCTACGCACGGATCCTCCCTGCATTTCGCGAAAATGTCCCTGCATTTTCCAAATTGCAGGGAGAGACCGCTTCGCCGGCGACTCCGTTCCCAGGCACGCAGTCGGGTCTCTGCGGTGCTGTTTTCCATGTGGCGCCAATCCTTCGTCGCTGGCTCGCAAAGCTGACGA